CTCTTACAAAGGGGTTTGTGCTCAGTGCAGTCATACTTCCTCTTCGCAGTATCCTAGCTAAAGAGCTAGGTTGCACACCGTAAGGTGCCTGAGAGGAAAATGATCCGTCCACAGTTCTACAGTCCTTGAAAGGAGATCTCATTAATTCGAGAACTCGAAGGAGACGCATTCCTGACTGGTATAGTCAGGGTGCAGGTTTCTCCATTAAGCTATGGGGCGATACCCCTCCGTTTAACGATGGTCGAAATCCAAAATTGAATTTGGATCAGACCAAGCGTAATCCGGATTGGGATCAGTCCTATAGCTCTTTCAAGGGTCAGGAGGTTACTTCTGACGCGACTCATGGTATCCGCTCGGCTCGTGAGCTTCGTGCTCAAACCGGCGGAGATATTGGAGGTTCCTTCTTTAATCAGAAGAAGTTCGCCATCGCTCATAGCGCTGGCGACAAAACTCTGCTTGGAGAAGGTATCAACACCAATAACGGAAACTGGGAACGTATGCAATATACAGGCCCGGTTTTCGCCGTCAATCCGACGGATGACAAGTACCCTACTTACGTTCCGGGAGACCTGAACGCAAAGGGGGCAACTGCCATTTCTAGGTGTAAACCCACCAATAATGTCGTCGATCTGTCCACAACTCTCGGTGAGACTATCCGGGAAGGTCTACCCCATTTGTTGGGGCAGGCTACCTGGAAACCCAAAACCAAAGCTGCTCGAAGAGCAGCAGGTGATGAGTATCTCAACGTGCAGTTTGGATGGTTGCCTCTTGTCAGCGACATACGTGGCGCAAGCTACGCATTAGCTAACGCTCACAGGCTTATCGAAGCCTATGAGCGTAACTCCGGCAAGCAGGTCAGGCGACGCTATGAGTTCCCTGTAGAACAAACTGAAAGCACCGTTGATTTAGGCCCGAGAGATGCTGAACTTTTTACAGGTCAGTATAAACCGGGCGTTATCTTCGATGTGAGTAAACCACAGCCGCATTTGATCCGTACTACCAAGTTCTACAGAAGAACTTGGTTCTCGGGTGCTTTTACCTATCACCTCCCAAACTCCTACGCAAGTAGGGAATGGGTGGCTAGGTATCAAGCACAAGCTCAACACCTATTAGGTCTTGAACTTACCCCGAGTACAGTATGGAATCTTGCACCGTGGTCGTGGGCCGTCGATTGGGTTTCCAATTTAGGAGATGTTATAAATAACATTTCCGATTGGTCCTCCGACGGCTTGGTGATGAGATATGGATACATTATGGAGCATACGCTCCAGACTGTTACATACTCACTTGACGGGCCCACAAGGTTTAAACCTTATGGTTCCGTGTTCGCGTCGTCTCTCACCTTTACGTTGGAAACGAAAAGGAGACAGCCGGCGTCACCATTCGGGTTTGGCGTGAGCTTTAATAGTCTCACGTCTCGCCAAAAGGCCATTGTCGTCGCTTTGGGTTTGTCCCGAAGCTAGGCGTATGGCTCCACTGAGTACAGCCAATGGGGCTGAACTCTACCCTTCAGCTCTAGGAGTGATGCACATGTCGTTCGCAGATCCGCAGACCATTACCATCTCGGCAGCTACGTCGAGTCTCCCTCGTGTTTCAGTTGAGGGCGACGAGACAATCTACCAGGATGCAACCGGTCTGATCCAGATGACCGCCTCCCATGATATTGGGAAGCGGACACGTCATCTGCTCAGGGTCAACCACTCGAAGATCACCGCTGATCCGTTTCTCCCTACGGAGAACGTCAAGGTCGGGATGAGTTGTTATCTCGTCTTTGACGTTCCTCCGGTGGGTTACACGGCAGCGGAACAGCTCGCGGTGTATACTGGGTTCAAGACCCAGTTTTCCGCGACCTCCGATCTGCTCATCACCAAACTGCTGGCTGGTGAGTCGTAAAGGCCCTGCTGTCAAGGTCGCTGTTCGGGTTCCCAAGGTGTTACCACCTTTGGGATCCTCCAGTGAAACCTTGCAGCAAGGACTCGACGAAGCGGTCGAGGATGGCGATGATTTGGTTTTTCAGGTTCACCTTGGCGCAAAAGCCACGGTGTTTCTGGTAGCCATAATCATCCAATTCCTCTACGTGTTCCATGATTCTATCTGGGAGGCCTACTCTGTAGGCCTCTCTTTTAGTCCCATGGTAAACGTCCTGTAACGCACTTGTGCGTTCCTTGTGGTTTCTGATATGCAGCTAGGACTTGTAAGGTCCTTGCCATTAGGTATCTCTCCTAATGGAATATCAGAAGCGAGTTACGACATCGTGCTAAGGAAAGATAACCTCTATGAGGAGGGTCTTTGAAAAGCCTGATGTCACTCTGGATCAAGATGGCAGAAGAACTTGCCATCTTATGCTGCACTAGCGCCACTTCTGACATTAATACGGTCAGAAGGCGGTACGAACATGAGGGACTATCGTTTCTTACGATAGTCCTACCTGAGCTTGGAAAGTCTACCCAAAAGTGGATAGACCAAGGTCAGGTCGGTATCAACTCGTCCTTTTCTATGGGACGAGGAAGTCTCCCCCTATTTCTAGGAGGTTTCTTCAACCGTGTGTTCGACCGGAGAAGTGGTCTATTGCTTGACAATCCGTCCGTTGATGCTATCTTCGCTATCCGACAGTTAACACTGTCCTTTGGCAAGATTTCCCTGCCGTGCAGTGATGCACGTGTTCGGAAAGCAATGGATGGATATGTCAAGTGTGAGCAGGATGTTCGTCAGTTCGACAAGGACGTCACTCAGAAAGATTTGAATGACTTCCGCAATATGTCGAATCTCCTGTTTAGCGAAGTTTTCCAACAAATGGATAGAGATGTCCATTATGGAGAGCTTCTTCCTAAACATGGTCCAGGTGCAACAGCTGATCGTCTTACCAGTAATGGTAAGTATGACCAGCGTACTTGGACGACAAGACTATCTAAGGTCTTTCCTTTAGATAGATATCTTCTTCCAAACGCTCGATTTTTCGAGACATTGGAGAAGGTAGACATCCTCGAACCTGGCGATGAGATGCCCGTAAGGGTCATCACAGTGCCTAAAACGTTAAAAACACCAAGGATAATCGCTGTGGAGCCAACCTGCATGCAATACATGCAGCAGGCTTTACTCCGAAGCTTCCTTGTAGCCTACGACAGGGATGAACTCCTGCGTGGACTTATCGGCTTCGATGACCAAACTCCTAATCAGAGAATGGCCCAAGAAGGTTCTCTTGATATGAGAACAGCGACACTAGATCTTAGTGACGCTTCCGATCGTGTTTCTAACCAGCTCGTAAGAGCTATGCTGTCGCAATGGCCTAACTTGCAAGAGGCTATTGATGCAGCTAGATCTAGGCGGGCTGACGTACCGGGACACGGAGTTATCCGTCTCTCTAAGTACGCGTCTATG